TGCAAAAATTGCAGAGCCGCAAGAAGGGAATTTTCGCTTTACCGTTGGGACGGTTCGGGGCGCAGTGACGCACCTGTTAAGGAAAACGACCGTGCAATGGACGACATAAGATATTTTGTCGCTACTAAAATTTACGGTTGTGACGGAAAGACAGGAGGAAACAATGATTAAGATTATTAAAAACGGTACAGATTGTGTGACGAAGTTGTTTCGTCAGGATGGCAGTATAGTCAGTTTTGAGTGTAGAATGTGTGGTTGTATTTTTGAAACCGACATTTATTCAATCAGAGCTTTTAGCAATCCTGTATATAGAGAATCAGTTTGTCCACAATGCTTGTCAACCACTAAGAAACTCGGTGCAATTGGATAATAAAATACATATTTTAAGGTGGTGTAAGAAATGGATATAACGACAATTATATCAATTGTGGTTTCGGCAGTTGCGGTAATAATTGCAATCGCTTGCGATATTTGTATTGCTGTAAATCATAAAAAATTAAAGAAGGCTGAAAGGAGAATAAAAAGCCTTGACATCTACATAAAAACTACAAAAGCGTATATGAATGCTCTTGAGCAGGATTACAGAGAGGTAATTAAGAAAACTGAGAGGAAGGCTGTATAATGTTAGATTGTGAAAAACAAGTAATAAAAAGTTTATCAAATGAGCAATTGATTTACATTATTGAACAGTTACTTCATAATCAAGAGTCGATTAGAGCTATCTGTAGTGAGGTATCTAAAAAACATATGTGTTCTGATGAAGCTGTTCTCCGTATTGCTGCGGGACTCTATGATACGACTACTATTAATGGCAGAACTTTACCCGCATATATTGATATGAAATTAGGCAAAATCACTCCTGAAGAGTTTAGAAGTATTTTTCGTGGTTAATAAGGAGGATTGGATAAAGGTTGAGTAAGTGTATGTCATGTCTACATAAACAAGTATGTCGATATAACGATGGAGTTAATGAATGGTGCAAGTCAACATACAAATGTCCTCACTTTAACGATGACGATGTATTATTTTGGCTTTATGCCGACATTGACGATGTTATGGACTATATCAAGACTAAGAATAATGTTACAAATACGCAGTAAAGAGGTGGAATAATGTTACAGATTGTATGTTTTATCATCGGAGCTATATTTGGTGGTTGTCTGACAGCAACGGTTATGGCACTACTTTTTGCTCATACCAATTTGTATGATAAGAACGGTGATGATAACAATGAAGAAGAATCTCTACAAGAGAGTGAATGATAAAGGTAAATGGTTTCAAGAAGATGTGCGTGATAAACGGTATGTTTGCCATACAAATAAACATCTTGCTTGGTGTAAGAGATACTTAAATCGTTCATTCAGACGGAAAGAAAAGCAAATAAAAGAGGAGTTTTAAATATGCCAACAGGATTTACATCTTTTATTGAAAATGGAACAATAACAACAGGTAAAGATTTTCTTTTACTCTGTTCTCGCAATTTTGGTTTAGCAGCAGAAATAAGCAGAGATAAAGGGTTAAAAACACCTATACCAACGCATTTCACACCTGATAACTTTTATCAAAAACATTATGAAGAATCTGTAGAGAAATATAAGAAATTTTCTCAAATGACAGATACAGAGTTTGCTAAATATGTGCGTACAGAATATGATTCATGTATAGATAGAGCCAAACAGTGTTTGAACGAGATGATTGCAAAAGATAAAGTGTATCAACGCATCAAGCAAGAAGTGGAGAAATGGAAACCACCGACTGACCTGCATGAAAACATTAAGACATTTGCACTAAACCAGATTGACATGTGCATAAGTACAGATCACGACTATGATTATTATATGCGAATTATAAACAAGACATTTGAAGATACTCCAGAAAGTGTCAAAAAATATAAGAAAAACTTTTTGAAGTCGTTAAAGGATGAAATACGGCAAGCTAAATCGGATTTAGACAGAGAGATTAAGCGAGTCGAAGATTATAACATTTTTATGAAGCAGTTTTTGGAAAGTTTGGAAACGATAAAAGTATAGTTTTACAGCTAAAACCGTGATTTCCGTTTTTATCCTTTAATAATTGCATTTATAGCAATAAAATAAGCAGATAAAAACAGATATTGCGTAATTAACCAAAGAGGTGAAAGTGTGAAAATTTATATTATTACAAAAGGATGTTATTCAGACTATCATATTTGTAATGTAACAACCGATTATGAAAAAGCAAAACGATACAAAGAAGCTTACTCTGATAATTGGGGGAAAGCTTGTATTGAAGTATATGAAGATGGAGAAAACGGTAAAGACAACTATTGTTGGGCGTATAATCCTGTTAGCAATACAGCAGAAATAAGTGACCACAACGAAAAGGAAATCATGAAAAATAGAGAAGGTAAAATTTGCAGGATATATATTTACGCTCCAGACGAAAACACGCCATTAAAATAGCACAAGATATAATTGCTAAACACAAAGCCGAACAGGCTGGATTGTAAATCGTAAATACATATAAAAATTTGAAACAAGGGAGAGCACGCTCTCCCTTTGGCATTTGCATTGTCGAAAGACTGCTTTACTTAAAGTAAAGTATTAGAAAGGTTAAAAAATGACTGGAAATATAATTATTTTGCCAACTCAAAATAATTATATTTAGAAATACCAAAGACTAAGGAGGAATTTAAGTAAATATGTTTGCTTTAACTAAAATTGATAGTATACCGGACAATTATCAAAAATATCATATACATAATAATTTACTAATATCTAATAGAATACGAAGTCATCTGGTTCAGAGATTTCCTGATTGTCATTGGGAAATCACAAACAATGATATTTATATTAATGTGAGTCTTAAATCTTCACCTTGGGAGAAAAATAGTAAAATTGTTCATGCGATTGCTGATTATGCGTATTATTATGCAGATAGCTATAATTACGATCACACTGATATAAATTCTGATTATTGTAATATGAATTTTTTCGGCGTGTACAAGAACAATATTATTGCGAAAGATTATACACAATTAGGAACAACAAGCAAAACTCAACAGATGGAACTTGAATTTATGCGTCAATATAATGAAGCATTTGCAAATGAATAAAATGAATAAGAAATAAAACAGCGAAGATTTTTGTCTTCGCTGTTTTTGTTGTAAGGAGACATTTATGGAGAAATACAATTATGTCGAAGCAGTTAAAGAAAATGTCAGAAGTTATATTAGAGATAATATAAAAATTCTGGAATACATAAGCAGAGACGAAAAAGAAGAGATAATTAGTAATGGGATACTAACTGAATATATGAATCCTTTGTTAGTGCAAGCAAATAAAAAGTTCGCAGATATTGAAAATTGGACAGCCGAAGAACATTTGTGTCACAATTTTGATTTGCTATTCAAGGCAGTGAATGTGTTTGGTTTAGATTTTGAACAGACATTGACAGGACAACCAGCATATGCAGATGGCATAGTAAGATGTTATGTTGTAAAAAGAGCGGTATCTGAAGTTCTCGATGAGTATGAAGATTTATTAGATATAGAGGAATGAATATGACAGATGTTTACAAGATATTAAACGATGGTACAGTAAACAAACACACATTTACATTATCGGCAAAACAAGCTCTAATTGCTTGTATTATGCAAGAGAGGTTTCATAACTATAACACTTGGGAATATCCATGTGACATCAACGACTTTGTGTCTCACAAAAGAGGTAATGTTGTTCGCTTTGTGTATGACTGTGGTGATTATTGCTTTTGGTGCAAACAAAAGAATGAGGTGTTGTAAATGAGTAAAATTATTTGTTTTGAAAAATGGGATTATGATTGTGGTACGCTTAATCAGATGAGTTTTGAGTTTGATGATTCTATTACAATAAATCAGATTTCTAAGTTGGCAGATAGGATTTTAAATGACTACTACGATGAACCAGAAACCAATGACGAAATTGAACTTGATGAGGTTTATATTTATAACAAATGTTATGAATTTTGCAAAGAGCAAGGACTTATATTTAATACAATCAAACCTGATATTACTGTCAGTTTAGACACGCAGAAAGTACATATAAAAGAAGAATTTTAAGGAGGTAAAACAATGTTAAAAGCAACAAACATATTATGGGATACCGATTATGATGATGACGGAGAATTGCCGACAGAAATTGATATACCTGAAGGAATGACAGACGAGGATGAAATATCGGACTATCTATCAGAAGTAACAGGATATTGCCATCAGGGCTATGTGTTGGAGGGAGAATAAAATGTTACAAAGGTTACAACCCGGAGTATATAAAGCAGATAAAGACGGATGGGATGGTTATGAATTAACCGTTGACATTAAAGAAACGGAAAAATCTTTGATTTTGAAAATCATTGATTATAAATTTAGATATTCACCGGTACAAATTGATACGCTATTCAAAACAGATTTTGACCGTATGAGTTATGAGGAACAGCAAAATATTAAAAATGGAAAATATCGTGCAGTTATCAAAAAACAAGGTGGAGGTCACGCTTTGAGGCTATGGGGTGATAATTCATTTACTTTATATCCATACCAGTCTGGTATTCCTTTTTACTTTGTAAAGCAGTAAATAAAACTAATATTTCATTGATATTAAGGAGGAATTATAATGTTACGGAAAATAATCACAAAATCAGATGCAGCTCATGAATGGGTAAGAGAATTTAATGCTATTGACAGTGGTATTATTGCAAAACTTATGTCAATAGATATTGATGACTGGCAGGAGGTTACAACGCCTCGTGTATGCGATAGAGTGTATTGCTTTGATTCGGAAACATATGGAGAGGTGGTCGATATTGATAATAATGATTATACAATTAACCTTGATGATGGAACAGAAATCACTTTAAGTATTTCTGATTTTGAGGTTGAAAGGTATGACTTATTGCCGATGTGGGGAACGATGTGGTCGTTTGGCGATGGTCTGGATGATGAATGGTTGTCAGACCATGACGGCATTAAATTAATGTCAGAATGCGGTTTCAGAATTTTTTACTCAGGAGAGTTCGGGTATTTCTTCGGCATTGATGGAGCAGGATATAACTTTTACGAAGCACACTGGATACCTCTTTACGAAGCAAGAGGATTACATTGGCACGAAGAGGAGTGTTAAAAAAATGAGAATATATAGTGAATTGGACTTAAATACATTTGAAGCTTGGAGCGGAGCAGCTAATACTCTTGACAGAATACGCCGTGAAGGCAAGTGTGAGGAATTGGAAAGTGTTCTTGAAGAAAACTACCCTGAAGGAATTGATGAAACAGAGTTAAATGATTTATTGTGGTTTGAATCAGAAACAGTGTATGAATGGGTGGGTTTGCGAACAGAAGCAGAGATTGATTCTGAAATCGAAGAAGCTAAATTAGAGCTTGCTGATTTAGAAGATGAGTTGAAAGATTTAGATGAAGATTACCACACCGATTGTGAAGATGTTTCAGAAATCGAGTGTGAGAGAATTTGGATAGAGTCTTATAAAGACGATTACAATTCTTTAATCAATGATATTGCAGAAATTAAAGAAAACATTGCCGAGTTAGAGGAAGAACTGAAGGAGGTTTAACTATGAAAACAGATCGTTATATTATTTGGCGGGACATAGCATTAATGGATTTTGAAGAAGAGGATTCTTTTAAAAAAGAAACTATGGAAAATTATAATTTGTCGCCTGATGATGTAGAAGAAATACAAGATCTTATGTATAACATAAATGAAAATTATTTATATGATGAAAGATATAATTTGTCCAGTATAAATTTGCCCGACACTATTCTTGCAATTGCTGATTTAGGTTTATGGAGTGGTAGATGTTCAGGTTATAGAGAATTTGATTCCATTCAAGATTGTTTATATACAAACGATGATGGTTATGCGGAATGGTATGTTGACACATACGGTAATTTCAAATGTATGTTTTCTCATCACGATGGCACAAATTATTATGAATACAGAATGTGGAAACCAACAATTTCTGACACTCAGAGAGAAAATTTACTTGATAAGATATATAGGGGCGAAGCTACAAAAAGAGATATTTGTCATTGTACTGTTAGGTTGGGTGATATGATAGCAAAGGTATTTGGCTGGAAATTTAAAGGTAGGAAACCGATTATAGCTTGATAGGGAGATTTAATTATGCTTTTACTTGACGCATATTACTTTAAAGGCTTGCCTATTCTTTTAGAGTCCGATACTGGTAAAAAGATATATGGAAAATTTATGAATATTGCAGACGAAACAGCACAAGCTTGGTTGCGAGGTGTTGTAGATTCGACAGAAATTTTGCATATAGATATACAAGGGTTGGATGTGCTTTGGAATCTTGTTCAAGAGTATGGTGTACCAACTGCAAAGAAAATGTGTAGGGAGGTTTAATTATGGGACAGTATTATAATGTTGTAATTAAGAATAAGAATACAATAACCGCATATAACAGAGAAGTTGATGGCGAGTACACAATGGCAAAATTGACAGAACATTCGTGGTGGTATAATCCATTTGTTTCTTCAATTACAAAATTGTTATATAAAAATCCCTGTAAAGTGGCGTGGATAGGTGATTATTCTGAAACGGAATGTGCAGAAGAAATCAATCCGATACTCTTTGAGTTTGCTTGGGGAGATGAGGTTGAAAAACACAGCATACATCAGGATGAAATGTATCTTGACGGTAAGTATCTTGTTAATCACACAATAGGAACATATCTCGATTGTGACAAGTATAAAGCAAGATGTAATAATAACGATTGGATTTTACATCCACTGCCGTTATTGACAGCCGTAGGCAACGGTTTGGGTGGTGGAGATTATTATGGCATCAATAAAGATCAAGTTGGCGGTTGGGCTTGGTGTACAATATCAGTTGAAGATGATATTCCGGTTGGATATGAAGAACTTGAATATATATTCAGAGAAGATTAAAACGGCACTTTTATAGCTCGAACTTGTTTATATAACATTACATAATATAGTTTTTTTGAAAATCAAGGAGGATTAAAGTATGGATATATCAAAAATACAGAAAATATACAACGATATTGATCGGGTAATCAATTCTTCAATGCTGGATAAATATGGAACTATCGAAGATATTTTTACATCTTTGTGTGGGCGTGATGATGAGATGTTGACTTTTGAGTATGCTGTTAATGTCTTGATTAGTCTGGACAAAGGACGTTTTTATCGAAAAAATCTTGAAAGGTATATGGACATATTTTGCGGTAACGCACAAATGGTAAAGGCATTACTAAATAAGCAAGGAGAAATTATAAAACAGTATCATGATTTTCAATTAAAATGGATGGCTGCACACGGTTATTCTCTAATAGATTTTTTAAGTAAAATTAACGATTGTTATGAGGAGTTACAGGCAAAAGAGCCAGTGTTTAAAGGTTGTCTTTACGATAAGACTATTGATATTTGGGATGCATTTGATTTGTTTGAAGATACAGGATTTAAAGGTGGAATGATTTATCCTTGCTTTGATGAATGGTTAGACAATGAATGTATAGAAGATGACGACTAAAAATAAAACCGATATTTTAATGAGTTAAAAAAGCCTTTATAGGCGAAAATTTTCAACGGAGGTAATAAAATGAAACAGATGATATATACACCTAACAGAAACAACAAAGGAGAAATTTTAGCAGCAGGAGATTATAAAAATTTTAAATATTATGTTGTTAGTGTTGGAACACATCCGTGTGCTTATGTAGATGTATCAAACACTTCATTGGCAAACAAAGATTATTGTGAAAATGATATTGACTGTCATGGAGGATTAACTTACGGTAGAGATTACTTATCTGCTTTAGACACAGAAAAAACTAATGGTAAATGGTATATTGGATGGGATTATGCTCACTACGGTGATTATATGCCTAATTCTTATATAAGTATGTCTGGTGTTCATATAAATATGTTTGGTGTTTACGAAGAATGGGAAAAGCGATGGACAACAGAAGAAATTGTTGCAGAGTGCAAAAATGTTATAAATCAAATTGTAGATAAAGAGGGAATGTAATAAAATGAAACATTATGAAATTAACGAAACCGCCCCAAGACAAGTCCGTGAATGTTGGAGCGAGTAATTGAAGAATTGAAAAGGAGTGCGTAAACTATGAACATGACCAAAACAGAACTTAGAAGTGCTACAAGTGCAGCCAATAAGATTATTAAACTAATATCAAAAGCGAGAAAAGACTATGCAGGTTGTTTCTATGACAAGCAAGGTCGGCAGATTATTATATCAGAATGTATTGCGATAAGATTAAATGAACATTTACCTGTTCCAGAAGCAAAGATTCCGTTCGGCAATGTTGATAATTTGTTCTTGTCTGCTTGTCAAAACACTGAACAGTTAGATTTGTTAAGTTTAGAATACTTAAAGGATTACATACAGAACGCTAAAGATGATGAACCTGAAAGATATAAAGGCAGAAATCATGAACCTATTGCTTATGATTTTGGAGAAAGATCGCCTATGGTCAATGCTGAATATCTGCTGCTTATCTATAAGACTTTAGGTTGGCAGAATTTGACAGCTAAAGCAAATGAGGATAAGTGGGAAACAAGTCCAATATACTTTTCTTCAGATAGAGGTGACGGTATTTTAATGCCGATAAAGAAAAAGGAGTGCGTAAAGTGGACAAGATAGAGAACATGTTTAGTGTTGAAGGTTATAATAAAGATGCTGACACATATGTACCCTACGGATTGTTTGGAACATATATCGAAGCCAAAACTCATCTTAATACTCTGTTACCCTTACTGAGAAAAGGTTTATTAACAGACAGGAGAACCAAAGAACCAATAGATTGGCTTAACATTGTGGAAAATAATAAAATATTAGCGAGTTTCACTTGAAATATTGTTGATATTATGATATAATAATGGAGAATACAAAATGAGAAAATATACAATTGACGATGCAAAACGGTTGATATCTGATTTTTGCGAAGAAGAATATGACTCAACTGCTGATTTTTCAAATCTTGAATGTATAAGCATTGCTTATACGACAACAGAGGATGAACGGTTTGATGTTCAGACAAATATTGATTTGATACACAATACAATAGATTATTGGCTGTATGACAAATGTATCAAAACAGAAAAATATTTTTCAACTACTGATTTGTGTGTTAGGGCGTTAAATTGCTTGGCATTTGATTGGCTGATTGAACCGCAGACAAGTTATTATGATGTGGTTTACGGATATAATGGTTGACATATGAGTATGTCGGATTGATACAATATAAGGAGGATACAATATTATGATTAAAGGCAATCTCGAAACATTAAAAACAGTTATTAGTAATTATAATTTTATTACACTTGAAGCACCAAATGAGTGCTATGGTAATCTTATGATCGATACCGATGACGGTGAAGTTTGGACAGATGAGTTTTGTGATTTTACGCATAACGAATATAAAGTCTATAATGACAACGCTATTCATGATGTTATTCAGGATTATCGTTGGGAAAATCCATGTTGGGAGAATATGTATCCCCGAAAATACTCTGTTGAAGAGATAGTCAAATTCTGTAAAAGATATTATGGTGTGGAATTTATATGAAAACAATATTGGAATACTATGAAGAATATGGCAGCATTAAGAAAACCGCTAAGAAATTAGGCGTTAGTCACGCAAAAATGCGTAAAATGCTAATTAGTCAAGGTGTCAATATTGGTGATAAGTTGGCTGCCAATATTGCGGATTTAAAAAAACAAGGGGTTTCTCAGGAGGAAATCTGTAACGAGTTGGGCATATCTAATAAAGTATACAATGCCCATTCTGAATATACTAAAGGTGAATATAACCTGCCATCAGATAAGTTATCTCGTAATGCTCGAAACTTAAGGAGATTTAGGGCAAAAATAAATAATAAAAAGGGTGATTAACTGTGACGCAAAAAGAAATATGTGATGAATTGTTTGAATACATATTTGGGCATAAGAATATAGGAAATGAGGAATACACAGACTATGAAAAAGACATAATTACTCAGTATGCTAAACGGATTGGCGACAGTACATGCAAAAATGCAATCATTGCATATAATTATTTATATGGTACTCCAACAACTTTTTGCGATTCAATTACAAAGTGCATGGTTATATACACAGAACTATTAGGCAGAATTGATTTAAACTTACACATAGATGATCTTACAAACAAAAAAGGAATATTGCTCATTTTTAAGCGAGCAAATGAGATTGAAAGTGTATTATCAAAACTCTCTTTTGAAGATTTTGTAGGTTTATGTGGTTTTAAAAATATTTACAATATAGACGCTTGGCAAAAATATCAAAAACTTCCGATAACAAGAAAAATTGGTGGAGATTTATATAATGGATTAGTTGAGGTGTTTCTTAATGCTTACGCTTCGGAAAAGGTAAAGCAAGAAGGGTTGTCGCTATTACGCTATAATTTTGTTGGGGAGTGTTATTGTGTATTAGATATAGCGTTAGCTTTTCTAAGAAAGTATGGACTTGGAGGCGAATTTGTAGAAAATGGCTAAGTACGACATTACATACTCGTGTGGACACAAAGGCGAGATTACACTTTTTGGTAAAACATCTGAGCGTGAAAGAAAGATTGCATGGTATGAAAGCACAGGGCTTTGTCCAGACTGTAAAAAAATTGAAACTATAAAACTCACAGACAAACTTGAAAAGGAACTAGATTTGCCTACAATTGAAGGTGTGTCTGAAAAACAGATTGATTATGCTCGTAGTCTTAGATTTAAGATTGCGAATAATTACAAAAAAGAGATACAACAAATAAAAAAAGAGCGCATCGAATGTGCCGAATGTGCTAATATTACAGATGAACAGATAAGAGAAAAGGCATATAAAGAACCACACTCGATAATTGGTGCTTATTATTTTAGCTATCTCGAAACAAACGCAGGGGCAATAATAGAGAATTTGAAAACGGATTAAAATGTAAGTTTTAAAACAGATTCGTCATAAGGAGGAATGTATCTTTATGAAAAGTAAATATAGAGAAATCAGAAGCAACTTTATTGATTATGATAAAAATATAATGTATATTGACGCTTGGAGAACAACAAGTTCCAACGAAGAGGGTGAAGTAATTGCCAAAATCAATCTTGCTAATTCCGAGGTGGAATATGTTGACGAGAAAGCTAAAACTGATGCTTATGCTCAGGCAGTAATAAGGAGGGTGTTAAATGCCGTGGCTTGACAATAACGATAAACCAATCGAAGTTAATCATACTGAGATGATAGAAAGAGTAGAAAATGACATTCGGCTCTATGGTAAAGATTTGAAATGTTATGTGATTATTTCATCTCGTTCTGTTGCAAATTCGCCTGACATACAGATAGTAAGTAGATTTAGTTTAAAAAAATCTATTATAGGCGGTATGACGGACAAAGAATATGCCCTATCAATTACGCTTGAAGAATTGTTAAATAGACTGCGGTACGAACATTATGTACCGGAAGAAATATAAAACAAAGGTTTTATACATAAAAAAATAGACATCACTTCGACCTGCGAAAATCTGGTGATGTCTATACCAAGTAGGCTATCGAAAGATGGTCAGCGTTAGCCTACCCATTTTCCAAGCCTAATATGATGATATAATATTGGGAGAATTTTGTCAATATTATTTCCATATTTTGTGGGTTGAATTTGGATAGGAAAATTTTGTACAATAATAGTGAAAGGTGAATGAATATATATGAATAACTTGAACTATGACGATTGAAGAGGCGGATCAGTATATTTACTTAGTAGGTGATGTAATTGCACAATATAACAAACTATATTGACAATAGCTTATTCTCTTGTTATAATAAATAATCGAACGGATGTTCTACATACAAGGGTGATATATATGATAGTTGCATTAAAAGATTGGGAGAGTGTACTGAAAAACTATTATTTTGTGTTCAACGACAAAAAATATGATACGGTAAAATGGTCGATATTGAATGATAGAGTAATACAATTCAGTAATCGAAAAGAACCTGTAAGCAGCAGTGTAGTGTTTGCAGGAGTAAGATACATAGATATTAATTGTGCAAAATTACTAATTGTGCTTAACAATGGCGATAAATATTTAGCATACAAATATGCAAAACGAACTTGACATTTACGAACTGTGTGATATAATAAAGCCAAGAAATCCAGAAAGGAGGGCTTGAATGTTAGGAATCAAGCCAAAGATTGGCGAAGTATATCTCATAGATTTTCCACAAGATGGACACACACAGGGCGGAATAAGACCGGGTGTAATTTTTCAAAATGATGTTGGTAATAAATACAGTCCTAATGTTGTTGTTCTTCCTTTGACTACTTCGATAAAAAAGATATCTCAGCCTACGCATGTGTATATTAGTAGCAAGAATTCTGGTCTTAGGTATGACAGCATAGTATTGTGTGAAAACCCAATATCTATTCCTAAAGATCGAATCTCCAAAAAACTTACAAAACTCAGTTCGTATCATATGACTCGCATCACAGAAGCAAATTTACTTGCTTCTTCTGCAATTGCGTATTTGTCATTTGATGAGCTGCTGCATGTTTGGGAGAAAAGTCAAGATTTTGCAGACAAAAGGTTGGTGATGGCGTGACTTTTGGTCAATTAATCCTCTGCTTAGTTGTTTTGGCAGTAGGATATATATGGATAAAACTTAAATAAGAAGAGGTGTTATATATGATAGGAGAATTGTTATTGGTTGGTTTGGCAACAGTAACAGAAGGTTTGAAGACCACTTTGCATTATTCAAAATTTGAATGGGCTAAAGATCGAGTGAATTCCAGACATAGATACAACAAAGAAAGACAGTCCGAAATTGAGGACGCTTTGTTTGGGTATTATACATCGGAACGAGGACGCAAAAGAGAGGAATATCAGCAGATATTAGATGACGCAGGTATTACTTATTATGATGATTACGATATAATAAAAAAGATTGCCATTATTGAAGGATGGGATTATTATGATTTTTGCGAATGGAATCGTGAAGTGCAAAGAGAAATGCGTTAATATGTAACTTTTCAGCGATTGTTTCTGTTTACAAATAATGCCAAATGTGATACATTATACATATATAAATTTATTCGAGGTGCTGATGATATGTATAATGAGACTACGAAAATGGCTTTTGTTTCGACATTATCGTCGAAACAAAATGTACTGTTAGCGACGGCATTGTTTAATAATATAGAAATTTTTGAACGAGAATCTAAAAAGGACATTTCACGGTTCACAGAAGAAAATCTTCAGAAAGTTCAGGCTAAAGTAGCGGGCAGTAAAACATATGCTTCACGGAAACAAGATGCCTCGATGCTAAGGAATTACTTAGATTGGGCTTATAGGAATCATATTTGTGATACAAATATATCTTCATATGTGTTGCAGGCTATGGATATTAATGCTAATACGGTATTGGTTTCGTCTCCACAGCACTTACAATTTCAACTCGATGCTGTATTTTCACCGGAAATAGAAGATAATGTTGATTTGTTGTCGAGAGGGTTTGTCTGGATGGCTTATATGGGCATCCCAAAAGGAGACACGATAAAGATTACAAGCAATCATGTGTCTATAGATAACAATAACGAAAAGAAAATTATTGCATACAATAATACGCTCTACGAGATTCCAACTGAAGCTTATATAACGATCAACAAATTGTGTTCTTTGAAATATTTAACCACTACAACAAGGGGTGGTATTGTTCGTAAATTCGACAGAGTTCAAGGTTGTGAATTGTTAAGAGGTACCACCCGTCTTAACAATATAACAGTGGAATATTTAAGAACTCGTATAACCCGCAAATCAAAAGCATATCGTTTGTCGAAATTATTATCTTATGATTCGTTATATAAAAGCGGAGTGTTTTACAGGCAGTACATATTGGAACAGCAGGGTTTTATGCCTACATTTGCTGAACTAATGCATTCTCGGAGTTATACCGAACACGATGGGAAAACAGATGTTTATTTCCAAGATAAACTAAAAACTATACACGCAGAATACACTGCTTGGAAGGATAAGTATTATTCACTTATATAAAGTTTAATAAAGATTTTTAAAGGCGGTACAGTTCGCCTTTAAAAAATAATCATTAAGTCAGTTTTGCATATTAGAAAGTATAAAACTGCAAGGAGGTGGTGCTTATGATTGTGCTGAATTAACAAAAAATTAATATATAGGGGGAATTATTATTTCTGACAACAAGTCAATTTATCAAACATTATCATCAATTGATGTGTCTGGCAAGGTTAAGCCGAAAAATGGTATGAATTATTTACCATGGGCGTCTGCATGGGCATACATAAAAGAGTATTTTCCAAGGTCGTCATATACCGTGGTCAGAGACGATAACGGTAATCTTTACCATACTGACGGAAAAACTTGTTGGGTTGAAACAGTGTTATCCATTAACGGAGAAACTCAAGAAGAACAGTTGGCTATTATGGATAACCGTAATAAGTCTGTATCAGCCGATCAGGTAGAATCTACGATGGTAAACAAAGCTATCAAGAGATGCCTAACAAAAAACGCAGCATTATTTGGTCTTGGTTTGAATCTTTGGTATGGCGAAGAATTGAGTGATGAAGCAAAGCGTACCAAAGCTAAGAAAGTATCTGATTTAGATGTGCTCAAAGGGAAAGTAGTGTCTATTTGTAAGGAACTGGTGTCTAAAGGCGTTGATAGTAAAGCATTATATGCTTCTATTGCAGATATGTCAGGACATCAAAATCCGACCAAAATCACAGATGTAGAGACACTAAAAATTGTGCTTGAGCGACTTGAACAATGGGAGGCTTAATATGAATAAAGTATGTGAAATTGGAAGAATTGTAACCGGACTCGAACTTAAAACGACAACTAATGGAAAGTCGGTTATTAATTTTAGAATTGCAGTGAGGTCTTATGGCAAAGACAACGACGACTACTTTTTTAACTGCGTGGCATGGGGAAGTGTTGCAGAATTTATTTGTAAGCATTTTTCAAAAGGAAGAAAGATTGGAATTGATGGTGAACTGACTTCTCGTACATACGAAACAGAGAAAAAAGAGAAGCGTCAGGTTGTAGAAATTATGATACAGAATGTAGAATTTTGTGACGGCAAGCGTGACGAAAGCGGTGATGACGCAAATATAACTACGCCGTCAAAGGCAGAATCTACTACATCTGAAACAGAGGACGACTTACCATTTTGATTAACTTAAAACAATTAAAAAACCGATACTGGTCGTTTTCCAGTATAAATTCTTATCAGACTTGTCCTCGTATGTTCTTCCTATCATATATTGATAGGAAACCCCAAGAGGAAAACGCTTTTAGTCAATGGGGTTCTTTATGTCACAAATTGTTAGAAAGTTATTACAAAGGTCAAAGCAGCATTTTTGATCTTGAAGAGCAGTACAAAAATGCTTATAAAAGAACGGTTTTGTCTGATTTCCCTAAAAATCGCTATGTTGATATGAATAAGAAGTATTACCAAATAGGTCTTGAATATTTTCGAGGTTTTGAGGATGTTTTTTCTGAATATCAAGTAGTCGGTGTTGAACAGAAGATTAAAATCAAAATTGGCGAGTATAACTTTGTTGGTGTTATCGACTTAATACTTGAGAAGAATGGCGAGTATATTATCTGCGACCACAAAAGCAAAGGAGCTTTTAAGAACGAGCAAGAATTACGGAAGTATCTTTTTCAGTTGTACCTGTATTCCAAATACATATACGAAACATATCACACATATCCCACAAAATTGATTTTTAATATGTTTAAGCTCGGAGAAATGAAAAGCGTAGATTTCAATAAGAGTGAATACGAGAAAGCTTTGTCTTGGGCTGAGGCTTCCATAAATGAAATTCTTGAAGAAGAATGCTGGTTAGATAAAGTGTTCGTGCAGTACGCTGCTAAAGACAAAAATATCAATAATTACAAGTGTGATGATTTCTTTTGTAACAACCTTTGTTCGGTACGGGCGTTTTGTGAGCGTTCTAAAAGCTATACTGAAGAGGACGATTTTGATTTTCTTGAGGAGTGATTATGTTTGCTTATTGAAAAGGACAAAATTCATAAAGCAAAAGAGAAATTAGGAGAGAAGAATGCTTTTGAAATAGCTCAAATTTTGGAAGTTGAAAATTTTGATGAGAGTCGTTTGAGAGCATGTTGCCCTTTCCACGAAGAAGATACTCCAAGTTGGATTTACAATCCAAAAACATATAACTTTCATTGTTTCGGATGTGGTATATCGACTGACATTATTGATGCTTATATGATTAAAGGACATACATATTTGGAAGCAGTTCAGTATTTATTTGAAAAAGCAGGCATTAAATATGCGTTTGGAGAGATGGGTGTAAAGACTAAAACCCAGTACCGATACCCAAAACCTGTAGAATGTCACTCAAAAAACAAAATCGAAGAATACTTAGGTTTACGAAAAATATCACCAAGCACAATTGACTATTGCGATATTAGACAAGACTCTCATGAAAATATAGTGTTTAACTATTACGACACGAACGATGTGCTTACTTTGGTTAAATACCGACCAAGCCATAAGATAGATAAGAGCAAAGGTGAAGTAAAAACATGGTGTCAAAAAGATGCAGATACAAGTCCAATATTGTTCAATATGAATCGTGTTAATGTTGACAGTCCTTTACTAATATGTGAAGGAGAAATTGATTGTGCTTCAGCTATAGAAGCGGGATTCACTAATGCAGTTAGTGTCCCGCTTGGGGCTGGAAACTTTCATTGGATTGAACATAATTGGGACTGGTTAGAACAATTCACCGATATTATTGTATGTGCAGATAATGATGAAGCGGGACAAAAAATGATTAAAGAGGTTTCAAGTAGACTTGGAAACTGGCGAACAAAGATTGTACAGTTGCCCACAACGCTAACAAAATCAGATGGTAGTCAAGCTTTTATTAGTGATCTCAATGAGACATTGTATTGGTTTGGAAAAGAATATGTACTAAAACTTATACTGGATGCAAAAGATTCGCCTGTTGATAGCGTTATTGACTTTTCAGACATTGAAGATGTTGATCTTTCTCAAATTGACGGTATTTATACTGGCATTACAGAGTTAGACAATAAGCTAATGAAAATGTTTTATGGCACAGTTACAATTCTGACGGGTACTAATGGCAGTGGTAAATCATCTTTACTGTCACAGTTTATATGTCAATCGCTTGACCAACAAAAGTCTGTTTGGTTGTATTCTAAAGAGCTTCCTAATTCGATGATGAAAAACTGGATTGATTTTATCTTTGCAGGTAGACATAATATCGATCAGTTTCATGACAGTAAAGGAAGTGTATATTACAAAGTTAGTAAAAGTGCTCGTACTAAAATTGATGGATATTATAAAAATCGCCTTTATATTTATAAAGACGATTATGACAACTCAGTCGATAATATCAAAAAATCAATGGAGGATTGTGTTAGGAAGTATGGCTGTAAAATGCTCATATTGGACAATCTTACGGTCATCAATCTTGGAGCTACCGACAACAATAAAAACGAAACACAAAACGCATTCATGTCTTGGTTGACCAAATTTGCAGCCACATTTCAAGTTGTTATTATTTTGGTTATTCATCCACGAAAAGGACAGCAGGTTACTCGCCTTTGTAAATATGATATTGGTGGTTCTGGAGGTATGTTAGATCTCGCTCATCGAAGTTTCTCGTTATATAGAGTGAAGCCCAATGAAAAGCAAACTGGTGACGAATTAGTTAAAAATTATGATGTTATATTGGATGTTTTGAAAGACAGGATGAGAGGACAGGAGAATTTATCAATTCCAATGTGGTACGATCCGCCATCTCGTAGATTTTACACCAACGAAATGGAGTTTGGAAAACAATACGCATGGGATAAGAATAAGTACACAGAGTCTATTCCTTTCCCGCATCCAAACGAGACAAGTGAAGTGTTCGGAAAGGAAGATTAATATTATCGACAATTATGTTGCTTACCATATACATACAGACTATTCTCTTAAAGACAGTGCTACCAATTACAAAGATTATGTTGATAAAGCAGTAGAGTTGGGACAGCATGCAATTGCGTTTTCGGAACACGGCAATATACAAGGTTGGGTTAAGAAGAAAATGTATTGTGACTTAAAAGGTATTAAGTATATACATGCAGTTGAGTGTTACTTAACAAAAAATCATACAGACAAAATCCGAGACAATTATCATACAGTTCTTATTGCGAAAAACTATGAAGGCGTTAAGGAACTCAACCGGCTTATAAGTTTGTCAAGAACTGACAAAAATCATTTTTATTATGTTGGCAGAATCTCGTTTGAAGAGTTTCTTTCGCTGTCTGACAACATTATCAAAACAAGTGCCTGTCTTGCTTCTCCTTTAAATAAATTACCTGTAGAAGATACATGGTATGAACAATTAGTTAAAGGGTATGATTATCTCGAAATTCAACCACACAATTGCAAAGAACAAATTGAATACAATAGACATTTAGCATATCTGTCTGAGAAATATCATATTCCGCTAATAGCTGCAACAGACGCCCACTCAGTTAATTCTTATAAAGCAGAGTGTAGACAAGTAATCTTAGATGCTAAAAAACAACATTACGAAGGCGAAGATAAGATGGACTTAGTGTATAAGTCTTACGATGAATTAGTGAAAGCTTTCGCAACACAGGACGCAATACCGAGTTCTTTATACATAGAGGCTATTAACAACACCAATGTTATGGCAGATAGTGTCGAAGAGTTTATGCTTGATACATCGATTAAGTACCCTATTTTGTATGGCAGTGCTGAAAAAGACGAACAAAAATTTACTTCATTGGTATATCAAAAATATCAAGAGAAGCTTGATAATGGCGTTATTTCATCAGAAGAAAAGGATAGATTTGATAAAGCAATACCTGAAGAACTGAGAGTCTTTAAGAAAGTAGGTATGTCGGGTTTTATGCTTTCAATGAGTGAAATTCTCTCACATTTTAGAAATCAAGGAAAACCAATAGGTTTTTCAAGAGGTTCAGTTGGTGGCTCAAGAACAGCGTATGTTACCGATATTATTGACCTAAACCCTGAAAAATGGGGTACAGTATTTTCTCGATTCTGTAATGAAGACAGAGTAGAAGTAGGAGATATCGATGTTGATGTTGTAGAATCGGATAGACCAGAAATGTTTGAGTATATTATAGATAAATTCGGTAAAACAAAAACAGCCAGAGTTCCTACATATTCGACACTGAAAGATTTGGCTGCTATTGATCTGATAGGACAAGCATTTCGACTTAATTGGGAATTAAGCCATCCAAAAACCGATTTTAGTGAGTGTGAATATTCTATTCAAAAAGTCAAAGAAATTAAGCAATGTTTTAACACCGATCCTGATTTAGCAAGACAAAAGTATCCGAAATTGTTTTATTACTATGATGGCTTGTTAGGTGTTAAACATGCACAGTCGGTACATCCAGCAGGAATTGTTATTAGTCCAATTACTTTAGCTGACAATTACGGTGTGTTCGAGAAAGATGGCTACTGTACTCTTCAGATTGATATGGATGAAATTCATGATGTAGGGTTGACCAAGTATGATTTGCTTGTATTAAAGACAGTGCAAGTTATTAGTGAAACTTGCAAATTCGCTCATTTATCTTATCCAAAATCTCACGAGATTGATTGGGATGATCAAAATGTATGGGAAAGTATGTTAGAAACTACAGGTTCTATTTTTCAGTTTGAGTCTCCATTTGCTATAGATTGTTTAAAAAAATATAAGCCTAAAAGTATTTTGGATATGGCAATAGTCACGGCTGCTATTAGACCATCAGGTTCTTCTTACAGAGAGGAGCTATTTAAGCATATACCTCATAAAAATCCGTCAGAGGTTATAGATAAACTGCTTAATAAAAACAATGGATATTTAATATTTCAAGAGGACACAATTAAGTTTCTTCAAGAAATATGCGGACTGTCGGGCAGCGAAGCTGACAATGTGCGTAGAGCAATCGGACATAAAGATAAAAAGAGATTGGCTAAAGCATTGCCGTCAATACTTGAAGGTTATTGTCATAAATCAAATTCTCCAAGAAATGTTGCAGAACTGGAAGCTAAAGAGTTTCTTCAGATTATTCAAGACAGTGCCAGTTATCAATTTGGTATGAATCACGCCATTGGATACTGTATGATTAGTTATTTGTGTGCTTATTATTACTACTATTATCCGTATGAGTTTTGCACAGCATATTTAAACTGTGCAAAGAATGATGAACAAATACAGACGGGAGAAAAAGCTGCTAAAGCAAAAGATATTGAAATTACATTACCTAAATTCGGAATTTCGTTAGGAAACTATTATTTTAACAAAGACCTTCATGCAATTGCAAAAGGTATTGGTTCAGTTAAGTTTTTATCTGAAGAGGTTGCCACAGAACTTTTTAAAGTTTACAACCAACAACCGACCAGTTTTATAGATGTAATTCGTCTCTCTGACCAAGAGACTTCTGTGGGACTATCTAAAATAGAAATTTTAATTAAAATAGGTTTCTTCGACCACTACGGAATTCAATCGAAACTATTATACATACTTGCAACTTATCAATTCTTTAGAGCATCTACCGGCAAGGGATTTCGCAAGAATATTAAGAAGTCCATATTACAAACAGAGCATTTTGAATTGTACGACATAGTAAAAAATAATAGTACAGACTTAAAGAAAGATAACACTATTAAAGAATCGTTCACTATTCAAAACATAGATAACATACTAAATGGCATCGAAACTATTGCAAATCAAATGAATTTCAAGTCTTGGAATTATAAACGCATTATTCAAACACAGGAAGAATATTTGGGGTATATTGATTTAACCACACACAAAGCTGAAGATAGGCAGAAACTGCTCGTAAAGAATGTCTACCCTCTTAAAAACAAACAAACTAACGAGGAATTTGCAAAAAGAATTTCGTATCGTTCGGTTGGTACTGGAAAAGAAGGAAGTTTAACATTAAAACACTATCTTTTTGCATCATTGCCATTGAAACAATATGATGTAATTTATGTGCCTTTAGACGGTATTTACAAAGATAAAAAGGGGTATTGGAATTTAACAAAATATAAATTGCTAAATTAAGAAAGGTGATTGAATGAGGCAAAAAATTGAACTTGTTACGCTTAAGGATGTGTCTGATTTTACAGAGGCTGTAAGTCAGATTGACGAAGAAGTAACTCTTATCGGTAAAGACGAAAACGGCAAAGATTGGTCTATCAGTGGTAAATCATTTCTTGCAAGTCTTGTTCTTGCAAACGGTGTTGAAAGAGCAAAAACCAAAGCAGCACATAATGTCGATTGGAATACTATTACTTGTGTGTGCGACAAGGACATTTACTCAGTAATTAGTAAGTGGGCAGTAGGCTCAGTTATGGAGTAAGCTATGGAAAACAAAATACATAGAACAGTAATGTTACACATTCAGCTTCAGCGAGATGATTTTGACGATTTTCTTCACATAGCAGATGAATTAATGAGTGGCATTATTGAGGTAGCACAGGGTAAGGAAGTGTTGTCCGGTAAAAGTCTACTTGGATTAATGCTTGTAGACACAAATAAGCCACAAACACTTATTATCAGAGGGTTTTTCACTGATGATTATGTGGATAAATTTAGAAAATGGGAAATTAAGGAAGGGTGATTATATCCGATTTGGTAAGAAGATAGCAAGTTTATGGGTAATGTTAGGTATGATGTTTGGCTTTTCGGCTTGTGGAGAACCAAACATCTCCACCCCTGACACTGCAACACGAGATATGGCAACAAAAGATACAGCTACTAAAGATACGGCAGTCAAATCAGCAACGCAACCTACAACCGTGCATGTCACAACAGAACCAGCAACAGTAAAACCAACTGAGAAAACTAAAAAAGACAAGAAAAAGATTAAAATAACCTCTCCTTCTACAGAACCGCCAACAGAAAAAGTTGAAGTTCAAGCAGAAACAAAAACTATTACAAAATCAAATAATACATATAACACATCGTCAGATGAGGTAGATTTGTTAGCAAGAGTAATTTATTGCGAAGCGGGTAATTGTAGCGAGTATTGTCAGTGGTTGGTAGGTTCAACAGCAATGAATTTAGCTGACAGTAACGGTGGATTGAGAGCAGTAGCTTTTGATTATAATACATTCAATGTGGCAGGTATTCTTTACACAAGAGATTCGAGCGAGTTGTCTTATTCGGTTGCTCAAAGGATATTGAGTGGTGATAGAGATTATAATGTCACAGCGTTCAGAATGAGTTATTATCATTCATTTGGAACACCGTATGCAGTGGTAGATAATGTTTATTTCAGTAGTTACTAAAAGGAGGCAATAATGGTTGTTAAATCAATTGTATTAGTTCTCGGAGCTTCAGGCTCTGGTAAGGATTACTTAGTAGACAAAGTTTGTAAGGAATATAACCGCAAAAAGGTCGTATCTTATACAACACGACCAAGAAGAGATAACGAATCTCCAAACTCACATATTTTTGTGACAGATGAGGAGTTTGATAAACTGACCAATATCGTGGCTTATACCGAATTTAATGGCTATAGATATTGTGCAACTCAACAGCAAATTGATGACGCTGATTTTTACATAATTGATCCGAGAGGATTTGAAGATTTTAAGAATAATTATAAAGGCGATAAACTAATTGAATCTGTACTGATAGATTGCCCTGCTGTTGAAAGATTCTTGAGAATGAAGAAAAGGTATAAAGACAGTAAAACAGGAACTGTAAAAGCTATGGAGCGTATTATAAACGACCGTAAAGAGTTTAAAGATATTGAAGAAAAAGTTGACTATGTAATCTCAAATCGCACCGAGGAAGATGTTAAAAACTGTGTGTCCTTGCTCAAAACAATGCCAGAAACTACAGAATGGGTAAACAAGTTTGTAGAAAGACAGGCAAAATATGATAAAGAGAAAATACAATAAAGTTAATAGAGGTGTAAAAAAATGATTGATTGTTCAAAAACTGAAAATTACTTGATTGAAAAGTTGAGGATGACGAAAAGAGCAAAGAGTGAAATATGTAAAATTAAGTGTAGTGACTGTCCTTTATGTAGCAAAAATAACGGTATATCTGAATATATATCGTGTATAAGTTTTGAAATGTATCATCCTGAAAAAGCAATAGAAATAGTTCAGCGGTGGAGTGATGCACATCCGCAGAGAACTTATTTGAGCCAGTTCTTGGAACATTATCCAAATGTTCAGCTTTATGATACTGGGCTACCTAAAGGCGTATGTCCATATAATTTAGGACTGACGGACATAGATGATTGTGATAATAACTGCGTTAAGTGCTGGAATCAGACTGTTGAGGACGGTGAAGAGTAATGACAAACGAAGAAATAATCAAGAAAATTGATATGATGATTGCACAAGAAGGTACATTAGGTGAATTTTCAAAAATGGGAAAAGATTTTTATATCAAAAATATTGAAGCTCTTAAAATTGCAAAACAAGCGGTTGAAAAGCAGATACCTAAAAAGCCTTTAGATATTTGCACACCCGTTGTTACTTGGGGAATATGCCCTTTTTGTAGGGGTGAACTTAATAAAATTGGGAAGCAAACTAATAGAGTGTTTAAAACTAACGTCTATTGTATGGATTGCGGTCAGGCTTTGGATTGGAGTGATATAGAATGATAAATAAAATCAGACACGAATTGTTTTGTATTAAATGGCTTTGGAAAAACAGAAAGTGGAAAAATACAAGGCAGAAGTACAAGACTATGGAGAAAGATTGGGAAAGGAAGTGCAAAAAATGATTGATTGCTCGAAAACTAAAGACTACTTTTCTGAAAAGAGAAGGATGATAAAAAAACATAAATATATATGTAAACTTAATTGTGATGACTGCCCTTTGGGCTGGTCAAAGAATGGCAAAGGTATTTCGTGTGAAACTCTTGAAAAGTCCTACCCTGAGCAAGCGATTTCAATTATTCAGAAGTGGAGTGATGAAAATCCGCAGAGGATTTATTTGACCGAATTCCTAGAACATTATCCGAATGCGGAGCTTGATGATGACGGAACACCTAAAGGTATATGTCCACATACGTTAGGACTTATGAGTATAGATGATTGCAGAAATGCCCGTAACTGTATAAAATGTTGGAATCAGCCTATTGAGGACAGTGAAGAATAATGTCAAAAATAGATTTAAAGCCGTGTCCGTTTTGTGGCACGAATTTGTCTGAATTTCCAAAAGTAATGACAGTTAAGCCCGTTTGAACTGACGAATACCTTCTCGCAAAATTGGAACACAAAAAGATAATAGGAAGTGATGCAGGATACAATGTATTTTGCGTACAATGTGGATGCTTAGGCGCAAGAGGCATGACTAAAGAAGAAGCTGCAATAAAATGGAACAGTAGAGTTGACAGTAAGATTGCAGAAAAGCGTTAAAGGAGCGTGAAAACAATGATTGAAAAAGAATTAAAAATCCGTGATTTTTGCGGTGACTATGCATTGGATATACCGTTCGCAGACGGTAGTATAAACACGATATACTTTAATTCAAAACGAAATGCCGAAACAGTTAAACATATTATCGAAGTTGACGGTAGTAAACCCAATCATGCTACGGTGTGTGATATGCAAAAGATTAAACACGGAAAGTGGGAAGAAATCCGAGACGCCTACGGGCAACTTGAAGGATGGTTTCATGTTGAGTGTGGTAGAGAGGTAAAAATTAAAGAGAATTATTGTCCTTATTGTGGTGCAAAAATGGATAGAAAGGAAGATTAATAATGATTGATTGTTCTAAGACTGAAAATTATTTTGCTGAAAAGCAAAGGATGACAAAAAGAACAAAGGAGGGACTATGTGAAATTAGTTGTAGTGACTGTCCTTTGTATAATGAAAACAACGGTACATCTGAAGGTTTATCGTGTGGGTGTTTGGAAATGCATTATCCTAAGAAGGCAATTTCAATAGTCCAGCGGTGGAGCGATGAACATCCGCAGAGGACTTATTTGAGTGAGCTTTTGAAAATCTTTCCAAATACTCCGCTTAAGGATGACGGTACTCCGCATCTTTGCCCCTCTGATTTAGGATGGAACGATAGCAGGAAATGTAGAGAGCAGAGTAACTGCGTTAAGTGTTGGAATCTTCCTATTCCTATTGAGGAAGATGAAGAGTGATGACAAGAGATAGCCTTGAGAAGTATGTTGATAGCGGAGTTTTTTTCTCAAAGAAAATTAATGAAAGAGGTGTAAAAAATGAGGAAGTACGAAGCAGTTTGTAGTTCTGATGTGCTTGATGTAGTTGCAAACGGTGAAAAAATTGTATTAATTGACAGATTAATGGAAAGTATTGACAGTGTAGACGAAATAGGCACAAGAGATTTAGCGATTGCAATAAAAGCTGAAAACAAAGATAACAGATATGAGTTTTACAAGGAAGTGAAAGTAAATGAGAGTCTATCAGTGTGATAGTTGTTACAAAATTATCTCAAATCCGCACAATGTTAAAATGAAGGAATTTTATGTAGGGATGATGGATACTGATTCCAGTAGTGAGATTGTGATTCCTATCGAAAGTAAGAGAAAAATTAAAATACAGATATGTGATGATTGTTACAAAGGCTTGCATCTTATTGCAGAAAAAAAGGAGCGTGATATGGATTGACAGCTAAAGAGATTAACAGATATGAAGTTTAAAAATCAACAAAAAAGGAGAACTTAAATGGCAGAATATCATGTTGGTTGTGGTGCTTTTGGCATATACGCCGGCACATTAAACCATAAAAACAAATATATGTGGCAAAACAAATCTGAAGTTACAGATGAAGCAATTGGAGCTGTTAGAGATTATATGGTAAATAAATTGTTGGGTGGGTTTTCTTCCCCAAAGCAAATCTCAAGTGGGTATGAATGGGATTTAAAGGATGGTAAAACAGTAGAGTTGCGAATTACAATCAAAAATAAAGACTAATACAGGGTTAAAGGTAACAATAAAAGGAGGTGATGCGTATGCTTTGAATTTACTGATAGTAAAAAATAAATAGGAGGAATTGAATGAAGCAATTTGAAAAAACAGTTTATCTCAGCCACAAATACGGTGGTGACAAAAACAATCTCAAAGAGGTTGAAGAAATAATTAAAACACAGCAAAAGAAACATCCGAATTATATGTTTATTTCACCGTTACATATGTTTAGCTTTCTGTACAACGATATGTCTTATGAAGATGGGCTTGAACTTTGTCTATATCAGCTTGCAGAGTGTGATGAAATATGGGTGACAGGCGAAAAATGGTACGATTCGACAGGTGTTATCAAGGAAATTGAGTACGCAAATGCACATAAAATTGATGTTTTATTCGTAAAAAATGTAGAAGATAATCCACACAAAATTGAAGGTTCTGCTGATTACATTAGGGGTTTTGCTAAAGGTGTAAAACTTGGCAAAAAAGAATGGCAAGAAAACACGAGTAAAAAAAATAAAGTCGCATACATAAATGAAGATGACATTATTCGTACATACATGTATCACTCCCCTTCTTCTGTGAACGCTTTTTCTAATACATGTGCTTTACAGGTTGTTACCAGATGCCCTATCTGCAAGATTATACAGACAATCACATTTCACGATAAAATTCCAGCGAGAATATCTTGTAACAATTGTCATAACCTGCTTGACTTTAGCCATCTTCCATATGGTGATATTCTCAGGAAGAACGGGTGATAGGTATGAAAGTAATTAAACGAGATGGTCGAGAAGTTGATTTTGACCGCAATAAGATTATTTCTGCAATTGGAAAAGCAAATAGTGAATCCCTTCAGAACCACGAAAAAACATTGTCTGATGATGAAATTAAAAATATTGCTACAAGAATTTATGATAAGCTCAGACGAAGTAAGCGAATTTATTCAGTTGAAGATATACAGGACTTAATTGAAGAATACATAGACAAATACGGCTGTTTTTCTTTGGCAAAAAGATACACACTTTACCGATACAAGCAGAGTTTAATCCGCAAGAAAAACACTACTGACGATGCAATCCTTTCACTGATTGATTTAAGCAATGAGAACATCAAACAAGAAAACTCAAATAAAAACCCCACTATCATTCCTACACAGCGTGACTATATGGCAGGCGAGGTCAGCAAGGATTTGACTGATAGAGTTTTACTTCCTCAAGATATTGTTGAGGCTGACAGAGAAGGAATTATTCATTTCCACGACAAGGATTATTTTGCACAGCACACTTATAATTGCTGCCTGTGTAATCTTGATGATATGCTCCAGAACGGAACGGTTATTAGTGGCACTATGATTGAGAAACCACATAGTTTTTCAACGGCTTGTACAATTGCAACACAGATTATAGCTCAGGTTGCCAGCAGTCAATATGGTGGACAGAGTATCAGTCTTACTGCTCTCGCACCGTTTGTGGATATTAGCCGACAGCACATTAAAGATGAGTTGAGAAGAGAATGGAGTCAGTGTGGGTTTGAAACTGACGAAAATAAGATTGCCGAGATAGCCGAAGAAAGACTTCAAAAGGAAATCAACAAAGGTGTTCAGACAATCCAATATCAAGTGGAAACACTTTTAACAACCAATGGACAAGCTCCTTTTATCACAGTGTTTATGTATCTTAATGAAGCTAACAATGAGCAAGAGAAACACGACCTCGCTATGATTATTGAAGAAACACTTAATCAAAGATATAAAGGCGTAAAAAATGAAAAGGGTGTGTGGATTACACCTGCGTTTCCAAAGCTTATTTATGTGCTTGAGGAGGATAACATTACAAAGGACAGCAAGTATTGGTATTTAACAAAATTAGCTGCAAAGTGCTCGGCTAAAAGGCTTGTTCCAGATTATATATCTGAAAAGGTGATGAAAAAGCTAAAAGAAGGAAACTGTTTCCCTTCGATGGGTTAAATGGCTCATCTAAAACTCCGTGAACATAAATCAAAATGGTGTGCATTACACGAATAGGAACTGTAGGAAATGACAGTTAAGTAATGTGCTAACAGGGGACTTTCGGGGTGAAACTTAGACTTGAACTATCCTGTGCCAAGACGCATATACAAGCTTTGTAATATGACGAATGTTAAAAGAATACAAAGGATTTTATGTGGATGAACAATGCAATATATATAATGCAAAAGGGCATAAGTTGTCGCCGTATATAGGCGTAGATGGATATGCCCACATCACAAGAAGTGAGAACAATAAAAAATACAGATACAGAGTTCATACAATAATCGCTAATGTGTTTGTGCCGAATCCTAATGGTTTTAAATATGTGAATCATATTGACAGCAACAAACTAAATAACAATCCTGAAAATTTAGAATGGTGTACAAATTCACAAAATGTTTATCACGGTTGGCATAGTGGTAATCGAACACATAAAAATAGAACAAAAGTATCTGTATATTTGAATGGCAAACTTATTAATACATACCCGTCTATTCGACAATTATCAATGGATTTACAATTGGATAGACATAAAGTAGCAAGAATATTGAAAGGAGAATCAAACAATTGTTACAAGTATAAGTTTGTGTATGCGTAAGGTTAAGAGACTATCGAAAGCATAGCACAAATAGCTTTGTGTGATGAAGTGAGTAGAGTACATCTGAATAATGATACAGATGGAAGTGCGGAGTGAGCGAGTTAGCATAATAACTCCCAAAGATATAGTCCAGACTGTTGATACCGAACAGTCAGTGTAGAAGCTTTTTATCACCGTACAAAGAAAATGGTGAATACAAATTCTATGGCAGATTCAACAAAGGCGTAGTTACAATCAATCTTGTTGATGTAGCCTTATCGTCAGGCAAAGATAAAGAGAAGTTTTGGAAGATTTTCGATGAGAGATTGGAACTGTGTCATAAAGCCCTCTTGTGCAGATACGAGAGGCTGAAAGGAACAGTGTCGGATGTAGCTCCGATTATTTGGCAACACGGTGCATTAGCAAGACTTCAAAAAGGTGAAACCATTGATAAGTTGCTTGTCGGTGGTTATTCGTCAATATCACTTGGTTATGCAGGATTGTATGAGTGTGTAAAGTATATGACAGGCAAATCTCATACAGATCCGGAAGTAACACCGTTCGCACTTGATATTATGAGATATATGAACAAAAAGTGTGATGAATGGAATAAGCAACTTGATTTAGGTTTTTCGCTGTATGGTTCTCCAATTGAAAGTACAACATATAAGTTTGCAAAATGTTTACAGCGAAGATTTGGTATTATTGAAGGTATTACAGACAAGAACTACATTACAAATAGTTATCATGTAAATGTCAGAGAGCCTATTGATGCCTTTGCAAAACTGAAACTTGAATCACAGTTTCAGGCATTAAGTCTGGGCGGTGCAATTAGTTACATTGAAACTTCTAATTTGCAAAATAACACAGAAGCTGTCCTGTCTGTTATGCAATTTATCTACGACAATATCATGTATGCTGAACTCAACACTAAAAGTGATTACTGTCAAGCGTGCGGATATGACGGAGAGATTGATGTAATAGAAAATGAAAACGGTAAACTTATTTGGAGGTGTCCAAACTGTGGCAATACAGATGAAAGTAAATTGAACATCTGTCGGAGAACTTGTGGGTTTGTTATAAGCCCACTTTAAACCGAATAAACTGCGGGGAAGTCCCCATAACCTTAATGGCTACAACATAGCTGGAAACGGCAAGTGTGAATGCGGTATAGGATTAAATCTGTCAGTCCGATAGGATAGAAACCATAAAAACATTAAGCAAGGGATTACCGAGTGTGCAAGTCACTCTTACGCAACGAAACTCCTTAACAGGCAATGCTGATGGAGGACGCTCAACGACTATAATTTCGGGGAATTGTTTCTTATGCAAACAATGATATTGTATAGTCTACTCCCCTAATAAATATCGGGAAACCGAGGGTATAAAAGGATATAGGAACTAACTTCTGGAATCAAGGAAGAACACAAGAGATCAAAGAAAGATATGTACATTTGGGTGGCAACGACGAGTGAATTATATAAAAATCACTAAACACGACATTGCCAATGGAGTTGGAGTCAGAGTTGTGCTATGGGTAAGCGGTTGCACCATACATTGTTATAATTGTCAAAATCCTTCAACTTGGGGTTTTACAGCCGGACAACCATTTACTAATGACACTATGACTGAATTGCTTGAAGCGTTAAGTCCTGATTATATATCGGGGCTAACGCTCTCAGGTGGACACCCATTGGAACAAGTAAATCAACAACAGGTATCTAATATTGTAAAAACGGTCAAGACCAAACTACCAAGCAAAACAATATGGTTATATACAGGTTATACATACGAACAGATATTGAAATCTAAGTTTATTGTAAACGAAATCTTACCTTATATAGACATCCTTGTTGACGGTAAATATGATGAGTCACAAAAAGATATTTCTCTTGCTTGGTGTGGCTCATCAAACCAAAGAGTAATCAAAGTTCAAGAAAGTTTGAAATCAGGACAAGTAGTAACACGATAAGGAGATGGTAAATATAGATTATTTGAAAAATCCTTTTAATTATATTGGTGGTAAATATAAATTGCTGCCTCAGATTCTACCTCTCTTTCCGAAGAAAATTGATAAATTTGTAGATTTGTTCGGGGGGGGTGGAGAAGTTTCACTAAATGTGAATGCAAAACAGGTTGTGTATAACGACAAATGTAAACCACTCGTTAATATCTTCAGAAATCTTGATAGCAAATTTGTAGACGAAGTTAAAGAAATGATTGATACATACAAATTGAACAAGTTTAGTAAGCAAGAATTTCTTAATTTAAGAAGTTACTATAATACAAATCTGAAAGATAAGCTTGATAGAGAAAATGCAGTAGTTTTATATTGCTTAATTACTCACGCATTCAACTATCAAATAGCCTTTAATAAGAATAGAGAGTTTAATATGCCGTCTGGTGCAAGCAGGTCTTACTTCTCTAAGTCGTTAGAGGATAAACTTGTAAAATACATAGAAGCTATCGACAAGAAAAATATTAGTTTTTACAGTAGCGATTTCCATAATTTGAATTTAGATTCGCCAGAATTTAATAACACTTTCTATTATTGTGATCCACCTTATCTTATTACTGTTGGTGGATATGAACGAGATTATTTTTGTAAATGGTCAGAAGATTATGAGAGAGAGCTTCTTAATTTACTTGACATTATTAACTCAAAAGGTGGCAAATTTGCTTTGTCGAATGTTACAGAACACAAAGGTAAAGAAAATACAATTCTTAAAGAGTGGAGTAAGAACTACAACACACATTATCTAATCAAAGATTACAATAATTGTAACTATCAAACTAAGGTAAAAACAGGCAACAGTTCAACGGAAGTTTTAATCACAAATTATTAAAGGAGATGACGAAAATCAAAACAGCTAAAGAGTTAGAAGATACAATCAACTTTTTCACACAAACAACTGAAGATTTTCAAAACAATATTAAAAACGAATCATTGCACGACTACGAAACACAAGATATCTTACATAAACTTGAACTTGAAGATGTGTCGTATCACGACACTGCCAAACTTGGGAAAGCTTTAACGAAAGTTAGAGAGAACCGTAGAAAAGCAAAAGATAGTGTAGAACTTAATGCTCCATTAGTAGAATGGATTCAGTCACATTCTGATGCGTTAAAATCATTACAGAAAGTTCTGGGAGAGACCAGAAAAATTGAGGACAAACAGCGTAGAAGAATGTATGTCCCAAGAACGAAGATTGTCGAGGAGGTAATTCATTGATAAATACAGGGTGGGCATTTAAGCCTAATGAGAAAGAACTTTGTGAAGAAAATCTTGCAATATACAAGAAACTTGCACCGAAAGCAAAATTGATTTGGCTGAACTTTTACACAAAGAAGTACGATGTTACACAAGACGATTTGCAGAATTATATGTGTTACACGCAGAAGGGATATGGTTACGGTAACATTACATACAAGGTGTTAAGTAATCCGTTCAATTTCACAGAAGATGAACAGGCTCTGATTTGCGATGGTGGCAATCTTTGTTTTGGTTATCGTAAATTGGGCAACTTAATTACGATTTATATAGATTAAGGAGATATTAATGAAGTATATGGGAAGCAAGTCTCGTATTGCTAAATATATTGTTCCAATATTACAGGAATGTATTGACAGCAATCATGTGACTACATACATAGAACCCTTTGTTGGAGGGGGTAATGTAATTGATAAGATTCGTTGTCAAGAGCGTATAGGCTCTGACATAAATCCGTACCTGATAGCATTGCTCAAAAGAGTACAAGAAGGAAAACCTTTACTTGATGAAGTGTCGAGAGATACATACAACCTTGTGAGAGATGCTTGGAAAAACGGGACAGATAAAGACAAATACGAACAGTGGTATGTTGGCAATGTAGGTTTTCTTGCTTCGTATAATGGCAGATGGTTTGATGGCTGGTATGCAAAGCCTTACATTGTAAAAACACCTAATGGGAGTAAAACCCGTGACGGGTATCAAGGGAGTAAACGCAACCTCGAAAAACAGGCAAGTAATTTGTTCAATATTACTTTAAAGTGTAACGAATATAAGGAGTACGCTCCACAACACTACAAAGGTTGTGTATTTTACCTTGATCCACCGTATTTGAACACTAAACCATACAGTATTAATCCAACTTTTGACCACGAGGTTTTTTGGAGTTGGGCAAGAGAGTTGTCTAAAAACAATTATGTGTATATTAGCGAACTTGTTGCCCCAAAAGACTTTGAAATAGTTTGGAACAGGTCAACATTAGTTAGCATAGATGCACACAACACAAAAACAAGAAATGAATGTTTGTTTAAATGGAAAGGATAATGATAAATGATTCATTTTGTGAGCAGAAAACAGATTGACGCCATCATTAAAGAGTGTCAAAAGTTAGATGAGCTAATGGTACTTGTTGTAATGCAAGAAGATGGAAGTGGTTTTACTGCTGTGTGTGATCATATTGTATCGCATTGTGATGATTTGATTTACACACACATAACAAAAGGATATGCTTCGTTTGTATTTAGCAATAATAGTAAGATTGAGGTGGTTACAGACAAATACAAAGGTAAAGGTAAGAAATACAATAGTATGATTATAGACAAAAACATTGACTCGGAGCTTATTAAAACCATCTGTGCTCCGTTCAACAATCTAGCACAGACACCACAGAGAACCGCAACAGACAAAGCTGTTTATATATGGTGTAGTAGCACAGAACCCACTATGGAGGAAATTAATAAGAAATTTAACTGTTCTTACAAAGAAAAAAATGGAGTTAAGAAGGAGAAGAATAAATGAACATTGTACAAGTAAGACATTTACAAGATAAAAACGCAAAAAGATATACATACAAAGTCCCAGATGACGAATCCCTTAATAAAGGAGATATGGTTCTGGCACGAAATGCTAATGGCAAAGAAAGTGTTGCGATTTGTGTTACAGATAGCGAAAACCTTTCGACTAATGCCATTGATATGATTATGTGTGGTGCTGAAGTGCTGAGCGAAGTTATTGGAATATATAAAATTTGTAAGTTTAAAACTGAATCCGAAATAGATTTGAAAAATACCGCAAGTGAATACACACAAGCAATAGCAAAATATCATACAGCAACAAATCCAGCATTGCTTATACATACAACTCCATTGCCAATTACGGAGGCGTAAAAATGACAAATAAAACACGAGTTTTACAGGAGTGTGACAATGAAAATCATCAAACAAGGCAAACCTGAGTTGCAAATCAAACCATCAAAACAAAATACAATATCCTGTTCAGAATGTGGATGTGTATTTCAATATGATTATTATGACACACATTATGCCACAAGCATAAGTCACGACGGCTGGGAGGACTGGGATGAATGGATTATCTGTCCGTGGTGTAACACAGAAATTTATGGAATTTTTGATTTTGAGGAGAATTAGATGTGTAATGTATGCAAAAACTTGCCTTGCAAACCCACTTGTCCTCATGCTCTCGATCCACCAGTTATGGCAGTCTGTCATCAGTGCGGTAACAAATTAAGATATGACTATACATATTTTCGAGATAAATACGACAATATCTTCTGTTCTCGTGAGTGTGCTGAGGCATATTACGACATTCAAGAATATGATTGGACAGAGAGTGATATAAAACACAATGTAATAAAGGAGTGTAACTATGGAAATTATTAGGCAAGGCAAACCTGAATTGCAAGTGATTGAAACAATGTATGAAAAAGAATGTCCGAGATGTCATTGTCAATTTCGTTTTAATGTGAGCGACACACATCTTATATCTTGTGCGATTGATGTTTATGAGTATGTTATATGTCCTTGGTGTAAGTCTAAAATGGAAGCTTATTGTTAGGAAAAAGGAGGATTAAGTTGAGAATTATCAGTGAGGGAAGTCCCACTATGAAGAGGATGCCTCTTCTTGCACAGGCAATAGTTTGTGACCATTGTGGTTGTGCTTTTGAATATACATTACTTGATGTGCATAGTCGAGATAAAGAAGGACATAACAAAACAATCTACGAAGAATTTATTTATTGTCCGTGGTGTAGCGAAGAGGTTGAATCTTTATCGTGCAAACTAAATTAATAAAAGAAAGATTTTAATATGTTGCAAATGCAACAGAAGGGTGGATCATAATGACACACAAGAGACTTAGAAAACTTCTACAGGCAAAAGGTGTGCAAAGAAACAATGTAGAAGATGTTATTCGCAAATACAGAGAAGATTATTTTTATACAGCAAATGAAGGTGTTTACGATCGCTATTGTGTCCGTAAACTGTTGAGCGTGATAGCTAAACTTGCAAACAGGAGCGAATGAAATGATTCAAATTATTAGAGAAGGCGACCTTAAATCACCAGTAATTAGATTTAATTGTCTTAGATGTAAGTGTGTTTTTGACGCAGATAAGGATGACTACAAACTGATAGCAACTTCAGGTGACTTAGCATATATAACAAATTGTCCGCATTGTCACAAAAGAGTGGCTCGTATGATGATAAAAGATAGGAGATATATATGATTTACTATTTAACTGATAGAACTCTTGCAAGAGCAATTGAGCGTTGCAGTAACGAAAATTATAACTACCTTATTGTCCTTAAAGATAACAGAAATTTTGACGAAATTGCTGTTTCGATTCTCGAACAGGCGATTATGAGCGATACATACTTAAATACTTCGTCATATTTAACCTATGACCGTATTTCCTTTAGAACAGGCACAATCACCATCTATAAAGATTCGTTAATTACAAACGATTTTAAGGGCGTTTATGATGAGATACTCATTGACGAATTGGTAGAAGATAGTAAATGGGAAATGCTTGCTGAACACACAAATAGACACGGTTCATATAAAGAGAAGTATAAGTCAAAGGAGGAGCTTAGTTTTGCATAAGAACATTGATTATGAGTCCTTGCTTAGTTTTGTACAGGACAACCCTAACGCCGGCATATCACTGACAATATCAGAGAATGAATTTGACCAAGCAATTAAGACTATTATATCGGCATTGATTACCAACGAAACGCCACCAACACAATTAGTTAGCTACTTAGAATATAGAGCTCATTATATTTACATTGAGTTTGCTAACGAAGCAACGCTTGAAATAAAGACAATTGAGGGGTGAGATGAAAATGAACGACTATAAAACCAGACTTTTATTCGAGTATAAAGAACTCGTAGATAGGATTAGTAAACTGAGGGTGTTTCTTAATAAATGGGACAACGGACAACTTTCGTTTGTCCCAAAGCCCTCAAGGGTAATCTATTCAAGACAACTTGAAGCAATGTGTACTTACAAGATGTGTCTTGAAAGTAGAATGCTGACAGACAAAATATCCTTTAAGGAGGTTGAAAATGTTTAAATTTAAACCATACATAACGGTTATTGGGGAAAACGGTTTAACGGTAGATTTTGAGTTGTCGCAACTCGGTACCTTTATGGCAAACAATATTGATATTGATAATGGATTGATTTGGTGTAATGAAGTTTATATTGAAACTAAGGCGGTTGATTTATCGAACTTAACACGCAGAAGTTCTCGTTTTAAGTTATTTGCTAACACTGTTACACAGATTATCCTTCATCCTTATAGAGTAAAAAGCAAATCGCTAATCTTGCATTTAGACACCGATGCCAAAGTTATACATAATAAAGACACAAATACGATTATTATTTCAAACTTATCAGATACAGAGAGGATGGTGTAATGAGTAAAATAAAACAATCAACAGAGATAGCAACTAACAGATATAAAGCAAAGCCAATTTTTGCCGAAGAAAAAAAGTTTATCGAAACACGATTACCTCAAATTGCACCTCTTCCAGATGCGTGTTGGATATATGGTGGCAATACAAAAACTGTTTGGGTGGATTTATATTCTTCACAATATTTACTGAAATTTAAAGTTGAAAATGGAGGAGAATTTTCTGTATTAAAAGATAACAGGTCTTTATTTAAAAACTACACCCCTGTATCATTGGAAGATACATTAGAGCGTGAAAAAGAACGAGTAAATAATTTATATAATAAATGCGTAGACAGACTATCTGATTATGTAAAAAACAATCCTCAAAAGACATATAAGATAAATCATTCAGGTGGTAAAGATAGTGAACTCACAATGGCTATTTGGAATGATATGTTAGATATTATTGGTTTTACACCTGATTATGAATTTGTATTTCTTAATTCTTCAAATGAAACGGCAGATGTATATAAAAGAATTAAACAAATTCCCAATATTAGAATTGTAAATCCCAAGACGGGATGGAGACAATGGATACAAGATAAGAATTACATGCTGCCCTCAGTATTTAGACGATCCTGTTGTTCTGTGTACAAAGAAGGACAAGCACAAAAGGTATTTGACAAAGAAGCAGAAATTGCACAGGTATTAGGTGTTAGAAAGTTTGAAAGCACTAAACGAGCAAAATATGAATTTTTTATGGATTATGATTTTGATAAATCTTTATTTGGATCTTCGTGTTTTCCAAAAAAATGGATTAAATTAGCTCCGATTATAGATTTACAAAATGTAGATGTGTGGCTTCTGCTAATGATAAAAAATCTACCAATTAACCAGAGATACTTAAGTGGTTCAAGTAGAGTTGGATGTGTAATTTGTCCTTATTCTTCAAACTATGAAGATGAATTAATAAAAATACATCAGCCACATCAATATGAATGGTTTGTTAAGGCTGCACAGCAACAGTATGATATAACCACAGCTAAAAGATTAGGGTATACCAAACAAGAGTGGATAGATGGAGCTTGGAAAAGACCTGTATGTAAAAATAATGATTTTCTAAAAAGGCAGCCAACCAAAGAAAATGTGAGATGGTATGCCGAACTTAAAGGACTCTCAGAAAATATGGCTAAAAAATATTTTAATAGAGTTTGTGGAAATTGTGGTTGTGTAATGAAGGAAAACGAAATTGCCATGTTTTATAAGTTATGTGGTCGCTTTGAAAATAAACCAGACAATAGAGAAGTTTTATGTGCTAAATGTTTTTGCAAACAATTTGGTATAACTATCGAAGAGTATAGACAAAAAAATATTGAATTTATAGAACAAGGATGCAATTTGTTTTGATAAAAAATACATAGAAAGGAAAACTAAATGGGTAAAATCACAATCTTACCAGAAACAACCATTGATCCAATTTCGTTAATGGGCAGACGAGCAGGCATATGTTGGGGAGCAGATATTACAGACAGCGAAAAAAACTACAAACGAGGTCTTGATTGTATTAAATCTAATCACGGCAGAGTATTTGAATTTGTAAACATTGAAGCAATTATTGAAGGTTACTCAGCAAGAGTAATTAGGGAATGGTATACACATATTGGTGGCAGTCCTACACGACTTCAAAGCAGTACAAGATATATCAATTATGATAACTTTGAATACATAATGCCAAAAACAGTACAGACTAAAGAACAGAAAGCTTGGTACAACAACGCTATTGACACTATAAGCCAAACACTTCAAAATCTTGAAGAAAGTGGTGTCAAGAGAGAGGATGCTGCAATGTTACTTCCGCTGGGTATGGCAACTAAAATTGTAGATAAAAGAAATGTTAGAAATGTTATTAGTATGGCAGAACAGAGAATGTGTTCGAGAGCGTATTGGGAGTATAGAGAACTCTTTAACGAATACATAAAGCAGTTACAACTCTATTCAAAAGAATGGGCAACACTAATTCCTATGGTTATGAAACCAAAATGTGAAACACTTGGATATTGCCCTGAGAAATTTAGCTGTGGAAGAAAACCAAGAAAGGATTGATTATTATACAGCAGAAGCATTATTTAGATATTGAGAGACTTAAACCTAATTATTTAGATGCGTTTTCGGAAGGTGATGAAATTGTAATTCAAGAGAAAATTGATGGAGCGAACTTTTCAATTCGTTACGATGCCGAAAGTGATAACATCAAAGCATTTAGTCGTAGAAAGGAATTAAACGAAACCAACACTCTAAGAGGAGCTTGGAATTGGTCACAAGCGCTTGATACAGAATTGGTTAAAACAGTATTAGGAAACAACCTTATATTATTTATGGAGTGGCTTGTACCTCATACTGTAAAATATCCTGATGACAAATACCATAAAGCATATTGTTATGATGTGTATGACACCAACATACAACAGTATCTAAAACAAACAGAAACAGAAAAAATCGTAAGAGAACTTAATCTTACATTTGTTCCTGTCTTTTATAAAGGTCGATTTACGAATTGGGATGATGTAAAAACTTATATTGGTAAAACACAAATGGGTGGAGAATATGGCGAAGGCATAGTTATAAAAAACCAAACAACTTTAAATAATCCAAACACAAGACTGCCATTTTATGTAAAGCTTGTATGTGAACAGTTTTGCGAAACAAAAGGACACAAACAAAACCGTATGGTTAATACAGACACATTAGCTAAAAAAGCTGAAAATCAGCGTTTAGTAAACACAATTGTTACTAAAGCCAGAGTTCGTAAACTTATACATAAGATGGTTGATGATGGTGTAGTACCTGAAAATTGGAGCAATACAGAAATGGGAATAATTGCTAAAAATATTGGAAAAGACATTTATTATGATTGCCTTAAAGAAGAAAAAGATGTTGTTGAAATGGTTGGTCACGACTTTGGTAAATTCGCCCACAGTTCCGCAATGAGATTAGCAAGAGAAATTCTGTCAGAAAGGGAACTCAACATTTAATAGCAATCAATGAAACGATGGAAATTAAAACTAAAAGATAAAGAGTATGAGCCAATTGTGTATGCCAAAACCGAAACGGATGCAATAACTTATTTTAAAGATGAAACCGTTGAGAATGTAACACTTTATGAGAATAGGGACTACTTATCGTATATTAACAAAATGCTGAAAAATGCAATGTTAGAAGGCATTCAACATCGAAACAATAATTGTGATCGTGAGTGGTACAAAACAGATACAGCATATGGGTTTTTGAGATTTCGTTTGATTAAAGACTGTAATGATGACAGTTATTTTGATTATACCGACTATCAGTTCGTTTCTAATGATTGTAAAGTGTTACCTTGTACATATGAAAGGTCAACGCCGCAGAAAGTTTGTGAAAAATACTTTTCCGACTCGCCTTATTGCGAAATTTATTCATATAGGTTATACGGAGAACCAAAACTTGTTAAGCCAGTAGAATTAAAAGGTATTAAATCGAGTTTTATTGTTGACTTTATACCGAATAAATGCAAGTGTCATTGTTTTGTAAAAGACAATGACTTATGGATAAAACATAGGGATTTCTTTTCTAAATCGCATAAACCTACTCCTAAAGACATAGGTACACCGCTTACATACAGATTACAGAAATATTTTAATTGCGACAAAAATTACTTAGATAAATTTATGTATCCTGACAGTTGGGGAGATATTGTATTAAGAAATGAAGCTTGGATTGTGTTTCGCAATATAAAGAATTTTGTGTTGGTCGATAAAATACCACCAGTTGTTTTTGTTGAAGATATGTTTTTGAACACTGACTTAATGAAGAAGTCAAACATATACAATTTATCAAACGAATGGGATAGGTTTTTTGAAAACACATTAAAAACTTATGTTAAATATTTAAAAGGAGGAATTATTTGAAAGATTGGACAGGAAATAGTAAAAGTGTTCATTCTGTTTTAGGAGCTTCTAACCACTCTCTTAAAGAGAGGGAAACAAACGATTATTATGCCACAGAACCTAAAGCTGCTGAACTTCTACTTGAAGTAGAAGATTTCGCCCCTGACATTTGGGAATGTGCTTGTGGAGAATGCCATTTGTCTAAAGTATTTGAGGCTCACGGTTACAATGTTAAGTCAACAGATTTGATTTACCGTGACGGAGGAATGTCTGAAACATTCGATTTTTTAGCAGAGTCAAAACCTAATTCGTGGAACGGCAGTATTATTACAAACCCACCTTATAAATATGCTTATGAATTTGTAGAAAAAGCGTTAGATACAGTTACAGAAGGCAACAAAGTGGCAATGTTTCTTAAACTGCAATTTCTTGAGGGTAAAAAACGAAGAAAATTATTTGATAACCCCCCGCCACAGACAATCTATGTATCAAGTTCAAGACTTTTATGTGCTAAAAATGGAGATTTTGAAAGCACAACATCAAGTGCTGTAGCTTATGCTTGGTATGTATGGCAGAAAGGGTATAAAGGGAACACAATTGTTAAGTGGATTAACTAAAAGGAGAATGATATGCGAATTATTGTTAATATGATAATAATTATAGTGCTACTGGTATGTGTAGCACTTAACATAGGTGCTACTGTTTACGAACATAAGACTACATATCCAAACAAAACAGCATTACAAAATATTTATTGGTACACATACCTTATTGTACTTGTAGATTTTGGTATTATGTGGGGTATGCAGATAGGAAGTCATTTTTAAGGAGGTATATATGAAATACATTAAAAAAGCAATACCGATTGAAGCTTTTAAGTACAAAGGTGATTTTATTGAAAATGGAAAATATTGTATTCCTGAATGGGCAATTAAAGCGTATGAAGATGGCTTGCTTTATTATAAAGATGAAGGAGATTTATATATCCATACACTTGAAGGTGAAATGAAATGCAGTTTTAACAGTTACATAGTTCAGGGTGTTAGAGGTGAGATTTATGCTTGTAGACAGGATATCTTCGAGGAAACATATATAAAGGTAGAAGAATGAAAGTTTTATCAAAAAGTGAGTTGGAATCGTTAATAGCACAATTTCCAGACGGAGGTATTGTTTTTGCAGGATATACACCAGATGTGCTAACTTCAGAACTTATGGTGACTGACGGCGATTTTGGTGCAAAATGTATAATTCCTCAAGATGGAGAGGTGTTTGATTTCGATTGGAATATTGGGGAATACAGAGATACAGATTTATTTGCAGTATTTGACAATAATGATATTTTACAAATGATTCAAACATTAACAAGTGGATTAAAAATATCATGCAAACCATGGTGGGAAGAATAAAATTTAGGTTTTAAAAGGAAAGAGGTGAAATATATGTTTTATATTACTGGAGATTTACATGGTAAATATGACATACACAAACTGAGTTCTAAACGATTTCCAATGGGCAACAATCTAACACGAGATGATTACCTAATTATTTGTGGTGACTTTGGCTTAGTGTGGAATAATGGAAATTCTGAAATGTATTGGCGAGATTGGCTTAATAACAAACCGTGGACAACCTTGTTTGTAGATGGAAACCACGAAAAATTCCCCTTGCTGAATCGTTACCCTGTAACTGAAAAATGGGGTGGAAAGGTACATCAGATTGAAGATAATATTTATCATCTAATGCGTGGACAAGTGTTTGAAATTAACGGCAAAACATTTTTTACAATGGGCGGTGCATCAAGCCATGATATACAGTATCGCACAAAGGATGTTGACTGGTGGGAAGAAGAATTACCCAATGAAGCTGAAATGCAGGAAGGATTGGCAAATCTTGATAAGTATAACTGGAAGGTAGATTGTGTAATTACGCACTGTGCTCCAACCGAATTTATCACCAGTTGTATCAATGTGGGGTACAGTCCGGACATTTTAACCGAATACCTACAGTACATTGATAACAAGTTGGATTATGAACATTGGTATATGGGACATTATCACCTTGATGTTACATTTGGTTCGGATTCAGAAAAGCAAAAGCATATTTTGTATAACTATGTGGATATGGTTGATTAATATAGAAAGGACGACAAATATATGGGAATGATATTTTTTCTTATATCGCTTTATTTACTCAACGCAAATGGGATTGTAGTGCCTAACGGATGTTTTATTGCAGTATGGGGTTTCACAATTTTTAGTTCACTACTCAGTTTAATATCTGCAATTGTCAAAGCATTTAGCGATAAAAAATAATTAAGGAGAGTTAAATATGGAAATTAAAATTAAATACTTTACAGACATCGAAAAGATTAAGCAAATCCCGAACGGAGATTGGGTTGATTTAAGGGCGGCTATTAATGTTACACTCAAAAAGGGTGAGTTTGCTATTATTCCACTCGGAGTAGGAATGAAATTGCCGTTCGGCTATGAAGCTCACATTGTGCCAAGAAGTAGCACTTACAAGAATTATGGCATTATTCAGACAAACCACATGGGAGTAATTGACAACTCTTATTCGGGCGATAATGACCAATGGGGTATGCCTGTAATTGCAATGAGAGATACAACCATACATAAAAACGATAGAGTTTGTCAGTTTCGCATCACGCAGAAACAGCCTGATTTTGAGTTTACAGAAGTAAAATGTCTTGACACAAAAAGTCGTGGCGGCTTTGGCTCAACAGGTAGGCAGTAAGGAGGAATAATTATGATTACATATAATGATTTTGAAAAATATCTTACCAAGATTCAAAAAATTCATGAACTTGAAGATGAAATTATCGACCTTGAAAATAAATATGACGGAATATCGCTTGACTATATGTCTTTACTTCCTTGTTATACACTTATTATGGAAGATGAGTTGGTTGACTGTCTTGAAAAAGGGTTAAATCTCAAGCCTGATGAATCTGGCTATACTTGGGTATCATATTGGGTATGGGAAACAGACTGTGGTAAAAGAAGTACAATTGTAGAAATTGACAATAAAGAAGTGAATATCGCTGAAATTGCCAACTTGTGGAAAGTTATCGAACGGGAGATTCAGAATAATTGGAATGCCTTTGTGGATAAATTTAACGCAATCCCTTCGGTGAGTCATTTTTATGCAGAAGAGATGGAAAAAGTTAATTTAGCCCACAACAAAAAGCCAGAATAATATAGAGCGAATAGGAGATATGTATATGCAGAAAAAAACGAAAAAGAAATTAAATATAAAGCTTGGTTTGATTATTCTTGCCATTATTGTTACCGTTTCAATGATGTTTGGATTCGGTTTCAATGGCGTTAAAAACAAGGCGATTTCTTACGAGGAACAAATCAGTACGGCGCAGTCTGACATTAAGGTTCAGGAAAAGCGCAGAGCAGACCTTATACCTAACCTTGTTGATTGTGTTAAACAGTATGATAAACACGAATACGAAACCCTAATGTCTGTCGTTGAGGCAAGAGGCACATCGTCTGATAATTCTGTAAACGAGATTCAGACTATGATTAACGCAGTTGCAGAGGCTTATCCAGAATTAAAGAGCAATGAAAACTACAAGGAATTGATGTCGGAACTTACAACCACAGAAAATTTGATTGCAAATTATCGAAGTAATTTTAATAAGTTTGTTAAATCTTATAATCAGTATGTAAGGCAATTTCCGAACAGTAATATTCTTGATATGCTCGGCTATGAGGTAATTGAATATTCATACTTAAATTATGATGTATCGGAAGATGCACCAACAAATCTTTTCGGAGATTAACCTATGGATAAGAGGTTAGTAACCAAGCGTGAAGTCCTCTTTAGTATTGTCATTATTGCTGTAATGCTTGTGTTTGGTTTTATGATTTCATCCGGAATAAGTAATTCTTTAATGAATGATTATCAGGAATACAACACAGCATTGCAGATAGACAATAACAAAGATGTATTTCAACACGGTATGAGAACAAATATAGGTAATGCTTTCGTATATGGTGAACTTAAAGCTGTTGATACAGTTTCTTATAATGAAATTGAGGGAAACTTTTCCTACATAAAGAAAGTCAAAGAGAAATATACAAGACACACAAGAACGGTAACAAAAACGAGAACCAATTCAAAAGGCGAAACCGAAACATATACGGAAACAGAAGAATATTATACTTGGGATTATGTTAGCCAAGAATCAAAAAGTTCTACAAAGATTGATTTTATTGGCGTTGAGTTCCCTTATGGTACGATTCATTTACCAAGTGAAAGAGAAATAAAAACGATATATGTAGATGGTGATTGGTGGCATTCATCAGGAGATATAAGATATGTGTATTATGCTGCTCCTGCCGAATGTAAAGGAACACTATACGCTGTACTTAAAGATAACACAATTTCTAATGTTCACTTTTATTATGATAAGAATATTGAAGATACAATCGAAAGCCTTGAGTCCGAATGGCAGATAATAGTTTTCTGGATTTTTTGGATATTACTTATAGGTGGATTGGTAGTAGGGTTTTATGTCATTGATAATAAGTGGCTTGAAGATAGAAAAAAGGAGTGAAGTGAATGGCATCTAAAATGAAAATTGCTTATATATCAAGACGAAATTTGGAAATGAACCCTCATTTAACCGAAAGATTCAAATTTACAGAGGCAACTTTTACAAGAAAAATAAATTCTCGTGGAGATAAGGTTTATTCAAAGATGCTGCTATATCCGGTTGATTATGAAGAAATTGTGGATAATGCAAATATAATGAAGCAAAATCCAAAACTGATATTAGTAAGAGAACCATTTTTACTTGACGATGAATTGCGTGATAAGGTTGTCAAATGGGTAGAATGGGCAAACAAAGCAGACTCCAAGGAATATGATCCTTTTTATGATAAGGAGAGTGTGTCAAATGAATAAACAAACGATTGTAGTTAATCTTTATGGTCAGCCTTCCTGTGGTAAATCCACAGGGGCTGCTTATATATTTAGTCAGTTGAAAATGAGGGGTATTGACACGGAATTTGTAACTGAAACGGCTAAAGATATAGTATGGGAGCATAATGATACCGCCTTAACTAACCAATTATATATACTTGGTTTACACTCACAAAGATTTTGGAGACTGAGAAATCAGGTTAGAGTAATTGTAACTGACTCACCAATCCTGTTGACCGAAATTTATAACAGATTTGAAAAGTGTAGTTTTTACCCCTCAAAATCCATTGAAAAGTGTGTAAATGATACCGCCGAAGCATTTAGCTCTCTCTTTGATAACTTAAATTTCTTTGTTAAGCCTGTTAAAAAATATAATCCAAATGGCAGACTACAAACCGAAGTTGAAGCAAATAATATAGGTACACGAATTGAATCAATGCTAATTGAAAAGAATATCCCATATGAAATTATCAAAGGCAACCAAAAGGGGTATGATAAAGCTGTACAACTAATTATGGATTACATTGACCGAGAGGATAAAATGGATGCTATTAAAGAGGATAGAGAAAGGAACGGATTGAATGTTGTTTGAGGTTTATAAAGACGGACAAGGCAAATTCATGTGTAGTGATACAAGTTGTTTGCCAACAGAAAGTCAACTTAAAAGCATGAACAAAAATGGGTATGAATTTAAGCTGAACGGCAAGAAAATAACGCTAAAAAGCGTATTGAAATTGATTGAAAAGTAAATAGAGATAATAACAATTTAATATTAGTTAGGTAGGTGTTCATATGAAACCAATGCTTACTCCAAAGGATATTATGGAAATTTTTGGTGTCAGTAAAAACACTGCGTATAAAATGGTTAGACAAAAAGGCTTTCCTTCGATTAAGGTGGGGAATAGGTATGTTGTTAGAGAAAGTTCCCTTGAGAAATGGATTGAAACGAACGAAGGTCGAGAATTTATTTTACTTGAAAGAAAAATTTGA